CGCTACATCACCTTTTTTAAAAAAATCAAACGCACAATAAACATAAATTATAAAAATAACAATCAAGCCATAAATACTCATGATATTTTCCTTTCTTTAAATCCTGGGCATCTCTGCAACATAAACACAAACTGCCTAGGCACATGGTCTTTAGGGTTTGTACTTACCTGAGCCTTGATAGCGTTGGAACATTGCCAACCACTGCTTGACTTTCCTATGTGGCTACATTCAACGCACATAATCATGTCCAGTTCCTCTCGATCCCGTTTAAGCAGGGTATCTATCAACTCATCACAGTTACGCAGTTTGGCGAAAATCTGGTGCCTTTTGGATGCCCTCTCGATCTCCTCCTCAGTCATCGCATCTATTGCCAATTCATTTGCGACCATTTTTTTCCTCATTCGGTAAATCCCCCAGTATGTAGATTGTCCACCCACATACTACGAGAAAAATAAGACACGCCAACATAAAGTAAATTACTGATACTAAAGTATCCATCATTTGGACTTTCTCATATGTAGGATGATGTCCACAATGTTTTCAAAATTATTGCCAGTCATCTCATTGATTGACTCTACAGCGGCCTTGAGTCCTTGCTTATATCCTTCTTTCCAATTCTCTAATGGATCAAGTTGACGTTCAATGTCAGCGATTTGTTGTTTGATTTCGTCTTGTGTCATGATTAAATTCCTTGTAATTCAGTTAACTCATTTAAAGTTACGATTTTTACCGTACCTTTATCCATTGAATGATTCCAACGATTTGCGGTTATAAATTTAATTGCTTGCAAATATGTCAATGGAATTGTCTTAACAGTCCAAGTATTGTCATAATCGTTGTGCATAACTACTACGTTTTCTTTTGCCCATGATTTTTTCATTTTCTTCTCCCTTGATGCCCCCGAAGGGGCTTTGGTTTACCGTGCTGTAACTCTTACGCCAAATACTGCTGTGACCTTGGTATGCTTGGCGACCAACTCAGCGGGAGCTTGGAGTTCAGCCAATAAAGATTTGTAGTCAACCGTGTTACGGTTTGTTTCTGTATATGTGGCTTTGAACAATGTGCCTTCAACAACTTTATCTCCGCCTGCTGATGCATTGTCTTTGATCTGGTCTTTGATTGCGTCAGCCTTGGCTGTGAGTTCTGCGATACGTGCAAGTAATTCGCCGAGTGTGTCTACTGAAGAGAGAGGGATGTTTGCGTTTGTCATTTCGTTTTCCTTTTAAATTTAAATATCGGTAACCGATATGCGTATCTTAACTTAAAGTTAATGCTTAAACCATCCCAACACAAAATATTTATTATCGAAAACCCTAATTTCTTAAAAAAACAGACATTAAATTTGCAATCGTGTTGTTCAAAGCCAACAATTCATCCATCTTCATGACCTTCCACATATGTTGTCTGCCGTGGATACCGTTGTGGCTACCCTGGTGGCAGTCCTTGCACAGAGGGATGCATGTATAGGTTTGACCTTGCTTGATATGGTGAGCATCGCTTGGCCCCGCTTGGTCGCAGACTACGCAGGGGAGAGTCTTGATCATCCCCAGGTAATCACGCTCAGCCTTGGTTAGCTTACTGTTCATAATGTGGCTTTTTCTATATTGCGATTAGAAGCCTCCTGCGACCTCCATACAGCGATTCTTTCCTGCGCCGCTATCATCATCCACCTTAACCGCTCTTCGTTCTCTACAGCCTCTTTAAGCGCCTGCAAATGGGCTACATACTGAGTGTGGCTGTACGCCTCCCTCTCTTGCGTCACGGCTGTCTTATGACCAAAACTCTCTGCCTCAATCATCAGTTGAGCCTTTAAGGTCTTGCGGTACTCTTCCATGTAGATGCGCTCTGATTTGGCTTTGGCGTAGGGCTTGCTCTGATCAATCAGAAAGTCAACGGCTTCTTGTGGGTCAATTTGTTTTGGCTTTTTCATTCATTTCCTTCGGTTGTTAATTCTTCAGTTCTGTGTTGAGTGCAGGCTTTACCGCAGTACTCACTCCAATTCTTTTGTGTTGTAACTTTCGATCCACATCTGGTTATGTAGTGAAAGTTGTTATCATAAAAACGATATACCTTACATCCATCAAATTCTTGGATTATTTGTGGTTTATGCCATTCAGCAAGTTGCTGTTCCGATGGTGCTAATAAATTAACAAGACCAATGGCACCAACAATAAATGCAACAATCACACCCAATCCAATAATCAGATGTTCATTTCTCTCGAAAAATGTTGGGGGTTTATAGGGTGGGTTTGTGTATTCATGGAATTTAACGTGAGGATAAATATTCCTTACATCAACAAATCCACTTGCATATCTTTCTTTATTCATCTAACTCTCCTGTATCTTGGACCATCAGGAAATAAACTAGGATATTGTTCGTGATCCATAGCGCCTGGTCTTCCAGTAAAAGCCTTTAGCTCTTTCCCGTCATAAGATCCTACAAACCGATCAATCTTTTCTATCCTGGGCATATGGCGCTTTACAACTCCCAATTCCCTGTACTTCTCCTCACCCTTTGGCGTTACCCTCAAAAGGGAAAAGAAGTTATTTGTTTCCCCTCTGACAATATATCCATCCGATAACAATGGAGTGATGATGAATTCCTCAAGCCTGAGTATTGACTGGGTATAGTTAATCTCTTTTCTAAGCTCTTGGGCTGTCAAGCTTGATCTATTGATTCGCTCAAGTGCTTGGTGAATCTTGCTACCCGCCGTGTATTTACTGATCATCCTGTTGTATCTCCACTATTATCTTTCCTGGTTTGTCCCCGTGCTCCCAATTGATTTCAATCGGTCTGAAGAACTTGTCGTTAACCTGTAAAGCATCTGCCATACCATCCAATAATGATTTACTCGCCGCCAAGCAATTATCAATATCACGATGTCTCTTATCTGGCATCACATACATTAACTTGAGCTTAATGCTACCACGATTCCAAGTCCAATTTCCTTTTGCCTGCTTTGTTAAATAAAATCCCGTCTCACGACATTCGCCCTTCAACTTGTAAAGCTTAGCCCATGCGTGACCATGCATCCTATTTGGAAATAGTTCTTTTGGTGGGAAGGGTAGTTCAACTCTCATCTTCAACCATCTGTATTCTTTTACCAATCCAAGCCATGACGGGTACAGCCATTGAATTGCCAAGCGCTTTATATCTTGGACCATCGGGTGTGTCTTTTCCTTTTGGCTTGATGTCGGTGTAGTTATCTGAAAATCCTTGTAATCTCTCGCATTCAACTGGGGTCAGCTTACGTACTGCCATGTTATTTAGGACTGCGGCGCTTTGGCTACACGTTAATCCATGATTGACATCAAGTGTATTCATCTCATCTGGTCTTGCATTTGAATTAAATGCCTGAACAATACCTAGTCCACCTTGATTCTTACTTGGATCAGGCACTGTAGTATCTAAAGTTTTGGACAATTCAACCTGCCTGCATCCGCTATCTGGATTTTTAGACTTCATGCTATTGCTTGCAAGACTATCAAAAGAATATGCAACTCCATGCTGATCTGTGCTATTAAGAGTAAATGATATGTCTTCATTTATTCCTAAACCATTTGCATTTTGTGATGTTGAACCTGAACCTTGAAGTGAATAAGAAACCATAGGACTATTTCCACCGCCAGTTCCCATGAATGCTTGCAAAGTGTTGCTCACTCCATCATACAAACGAACGCCATCTCTACGGCTATTCTCAAATGCAATCATGTTGAAGCCATCTGCTCTGCTCCATTCGTGACTGGTTGTTTGGAGGCAGTTAGCAAGGCTTGGTACAAATTCTCTGGTAGTTTCTTGCCTCTTGCTTCTGCTCGGCGGAGTATCCCTGCGCAAGCTTTCTGGCTCAAAAAGAACCTTTGCGGCAGATTCCCAGTCTCCAAGACATCCGACAACAAACACACGTCTGCGTCGCTGGGCCACTCCGAAGTACTGAGCGTCAAGGACTCTGTAGGCCCACCCATACCCGAGTTCTGCCACCGCCCCGAGGAAGGAACCAAAGTCCCGTCCTCCCGCCGAACTGAGGACACCTGGCACGTTTTCCCAGACAAACCATTTGGGCTTAAATTTATCAAGAAGTCCACAATAGGTGAGCATGAGGTTTCCTCTTGGGTCTTCAAGTCCTTTTCTAAGTCCTGCGACACTGAATGATTGACATGGGGTTCCTCCGACCAAAAGCTCAATTGTTCCAAGATTCCACTCCTTATATTTAGTCATGTCACCAAAATTAGTGACGTTTGGATAATGATGTTTTAAAACTTCTGATGGGAATTTCTCAATCTCACTAAATCCTGCCGCTTCCCAACCTAACGAATGCCAAGCAACTGTCGCCGCTTCGATACCACTACATACACTTAAATATTTCAATTACAACTCCTATGGATTAACTTTGAGTTAATGATACCACATCAAAATGCTGTCCTAAATCTCATGGGGTTCATCCCTTGCTCTTCAACATATTGCTGTGAGTCTTTGTGGTACCAGAGGTTGAATGATGGCTCATCTTCCCCGTTCCTTTGCTTACGGCAGAGAATCATTGCATCTGGATCTGATTGTGCGGCGCTCAGTGGTCCTTTATTCTTTAAGTCGTCCTCTTTTCTTTTGTTCCTCCAAACGAGCATGATGTTGTCAGGTTGGTCGGTGATCGAGCCTGAACCCTTGTTGTCGTGCTTATCGGGCAACTCGTACTCATCCTTGGGCTTACGCAGGTGGTGGACAACATGGATGTGACCTGCATAATCCCTTGCCAGTCCACAGCATCTGTCGATAAAGTATTTCTGCCCGTTGTAGTCATCCTCACCCATCACGCACTTCATCAGCGAGTCCACAAATATGTGCTGAATCTTTAGCTCCTCAAAGCAATACTTGATCATTCCAAGTACAGTATCGGGCTTTACCGAG